AAAAACAGGCAGTTGAATATTGTGAAAAAGATGGTGATTTCTATGAAATTGGTGAATTAAAGAAGCAAGGTAAGAGAAATGACTTACAAACTATGAGAGAAGAGATAAAAAATGGTGCTGATATGAGTTCGATTGTACAGACGGTCACGAGTTTTCAGGCTTTAAGGGGGGCTGAATTACTTTTGAAGTACTGTGAAGAGCCGAGACCTGTACAAGATATTGATGTGATTTGGTGCTATGGTGAAACAGGAAGTGGCAAAAGCCACTTCGCTTACCAAAACTACCATAATATATTTAAGCCTATTAGTGAGAAATGGTGGGAAGGATATGATGGACACGAGTGTATATTAATCGATGATATACGTGGACATTATTGTCCTTATGAAAGATTACTACAACTTTGTGATAAATACCCTTTTAGGATTGAAACTAAGGGGGGTTCAAGACAAGTTAAGTATTCTACTATTATTATTACTTGTCCTTGGTCAGTCAAAGACTTTTGTACAAAGTTTTATGATAAGAGTGATAAATTCAAACAATTGTACAGAAGAATTAGCAAGCAATTGTTGTTCGAGAAAATTATAGATTGTCCAGTTGAGGAGACGTATATGTACAGAAGTACAGAAGTCGAGATTGGGTAATACTGTACCAATCTCGAAATGTTCAATGTGCGCCTTTCGGCGCGTTACCGTCGGGGTCTTAAAAGGAACCCCTCCTCGGTGAAACCAGTGACACGCGCCCGGCGTGCAGTGGCGCGCCTGCGTGTTATAGAAACGCACTTTCGTGCGTTTTAAAAGTACTTAAAGAATAATGAATATATAATAATATGGGATTCATGAATCCTGTATTATCGTATAATCGCAGAGATTATCGAAATTAAAAGTGAATTAAAAGTGAATTAAAAGTTAATCGTGTATTAGACCCTTTATGAGAGCGTTATACTTGAATTTAGGGTATTCAAGGTCTGCTACGTTGTTATTATTGAAGCATAGTAAGAAGATACGCATGTAATATGGTAAATCGTTAGTGGGAGTATCATCCCAATTAGCTGTACGATTGTATATCTTCCAATTAAGATTTCTTAATTTAATGTAACCATTGTTAGATCTAACAGGGAATTCTTCCTGTTGAGGACCATCCTGAGCCACGGTTACGGTTTTCTTGTAATAATGCATTTTAAAGCGTTGAAGATTAACCATAACTAAGCCGTTATTAACTACATAATCTTTACCTGAGACCAGATTTAAACCACCAGTAGTGGCATTGTAAACTTCGCTGAGGATTTTGCGGGATTTAGGAGCAATTAAACATATTGTGGCATCCACAGCACTTTCCTCGTTATTGGGATATGCTTTCCAAAGGATTGAGACACTTTTGATATTGAAAGTTTGTCTTGCCATAATAGAAATATCGGTTTGAAAAACCTGGTTCATTTGAGTTTCACCTGGTTGTGATGTAGGTAGAATAATTTGATGTTTGTTATATCCAGATGACATCATTACGTCTCCTGATTTTTGGAATATACCGTGCATATTCCGAGCACCTACTTTTCGTTGGATTTTGTTGACTTTTTTCGTGAGCGACAACAAGTTACGCTTGTTGTTATAAGCACGAGGGCGAGAGCGAGCGATTCGCTTAGTAAGCCCAGGGCGTTTGCGATAAGTTCGACGATTGACATACGGCATTTTGTATATTATAGTGTAAGATTTTTTTTTTGAGATTTAAACGCACCGCGTTTATTTTTGAGAATTATTATCTTTACGACTGTATATATGAGAGTTCGTAATTGGTGTTTTACTGCTTGGAACGAGAATTTTTTATCTTGTGACGAAAGTTTAATACAGTATTTAGGTTACGGAGTTGAAAAATGTCCTGATACTGGAAAAATACATTATCAGGGTTATGTGGAATTTAATAAAGCCTTTACAATGAAATCAGTAAAAAAGGCTTTTTGCGATGAGACTGTACATTTGGAAATCCGTAAAGGTTCCCAAAAACAGGCAGTTGAATATTGTGAAAAAGATGGTGATTTCTATGAAATTGGTGAATTAAAGAAGCAAGGTAAGAGAAATGACTTACAAACTATGAGAGAAGAGATA